ATGGTGAACCGGCAATGTGGACGTAATGTCCTGGCCTGTTATGAGTCTGTAGCTAGATTTGCTGAAGTGAAAGCCTTGGGTCTTTATGACCGTAAAGTGGCTGGAGAAGCAGAAATCATGCTCGACTGTTTTTTATCACCGTATACTCGGAATTGCGAGATCATGCCGATTCGAGAAACTCTAAAACCTGCGATTTCCAATGCGCAAGCCAATCCCGGCTGGCCGTGGAATCAACGATATGCGACGAAAGGCTTGTTTTGGGCCGAAGAGTCAAATGTCCAGTTCATGGAAGAAGTTTGGGACCACGATTTGCTTCGTGGTGGCTGGTGGCCCGTTGGCCAGGTGATGGTCAAGTCTGGAGAACCACGCTCTCTTGATAAGATTGCCCAAAACAAGCTCCGAACCGTGATGATGACTGATGTCGTCCACACCCAACTATCCAAATCCCTTTGGTATGACTTGTCACAAAAAGTCAGAGACGCCGGAGTTGAAGCTACTTTTATTGCTGTTGGCTTCAACCCTTGGTATGGCGGCATGCAACGCCTAGCTCGCCATTGGGCCCCCTTATCCTCTGGTTGGGAATTTGATCTTTCCAAGTGTGACGCAAACGTCCATCACTGGATCATTCGGATGCTCACTCGCGTGATGTGTTCTTGGCTCTGTGACCGGGACCGAACACCTGAAAATTGTGCTCGAGCGTATATGCTTGCCTTGATGGTCAGCGTTTGTCCTCTCGTCATGGAGGATGGTTATGTCTTTTTGAAAGGACTTGATGGCCAAGGTGGCAACCTCACTGGCCAGTTCTTAACCACGCTCTTTAACTCATTCTTTTGTCTGTACTTAACCATGTACGTTTGGCTGCTTCGTACGCCTGAGGACGAACGTTCTTGGCCTATTCATAAGCAGGTTAACAAGTTCAGACGCTGTGTCTCTGCCGCCATCGTGGGCGACGACCTCACGTACACACTAGCCTCAGATTGTGATGCTCAACTGAGCGGTCTCGTGTTGGCAGAAGCACTTTACCAACACTTCGGCATTGAGATGGAAACTCCCGACATTGAGCGGCGATCATGGATGAAGCTCCGCTTCATAGCTCTCGGTTTCCAGTGGGATGAAGACACAAAAACACTTATGTTCAACCTGGATCCAGACCGGTTGTACAGTTCTTCTTTATCGCTGGGCAAAGGACAGCCCTCCGATCCACAAGCGTACACTTTGCAAAGATTGATTTCAATCTACACCATTGGCTGGTCCACTCCAGCTGTTCGTGCGTATATGAAGCGACTGATTGATGCTTACATACAGAAACACGCTCATAAAAATAAGGAGAGGTTCACTCCTTGGGATTATGCACGCAACACTTTATTCCCAGACTCTGTCATGTACTACCTCCACTCGGGCAAAGGCGTTGGAGTGATGACTGTCCCCCAGCCAGCTCGTGAGGCCCTCTCCGACCTACAATCTGAGGAGGTCGAGTACAAACAAAATGCTTACGTCCCCCCCCGTCGAGTCGCTCAAAACTCGTCTCTACCAGACTC